CAAGGTGGCGAGGGTCAATGCGGTTTCCCCGGCCATTGAGGCGGGCAACGTCTACTTGCCGAGAAACGCCCCCTTTACCGGGGATTTTGTGGAAAGCTGTGCCGCATTTCCACACGGGGCAAACGACGACGATGTGGACTGCATGTCCCAGGCGCTTGACAAGCTCCTCTACCATCCCGCCAGGGGAAAGACCCGGGACAAAGATCACCAGGTGGATGATTTTCTATCCTACAGGGGGTAAAAGGGGGTAAAAAAATGACGCGGTTGGAGGAGCTGGAGCAAAAGCTCAGGCCCATGCAAATCCGTTTTGTTGAGGAATTTGAAAAGGACTTGAACGGCACGGCGGCCGCCCTACGGGCCGGGTACGGCAAGGGCAACGCGAAATCGGCGGCGGTGCTGGCCTCCCGGATGCTGCGGAATCCACTGATCCTTGCATACCGGAAAGAGCGATCCAAGGAAATCTACGAGCGGCTGGACATCAGTCGGGAGTCGCTGGCCGCAAGGCTCATGGAAATCTACCGCCGGTGTATGCAGGTGGAGCCGGTGCATATCTACCGGGACGGGGAATGGGTGGAGAGCGGGGAATATCAATTTGACGCAAGGGGCGCTGCGAAGGCTTTGGAGCTTTTGGGCAAGAGCATTGATTTATTCGGCGAGCGGGTGACGGAAAAGCACGTCCTGGACATTGGGCCGGGGGAGGCGGAGGCGGCCCTTGCCATGCTGGGGTATGAAAAGCGGTCGGAAGGAGCGGGATAAAATGGAGAGCATCTTTTTTGTGGCCGGGGCAATTTTCGGCGCGGCGCTTTCTCTGCTTGCGGGCAAGCGGGAGAAAAAAGAGCGGCCCGAAATAAAAGAGGCGCCGGAGGCCAGGATGAAGCGGCAATGGGAAAACCTTGCCCGATACGACGGCACGGAGAAGGGGCAGGTCAAAATTGATGACTGAAAAGCAGACGCCGGAATCGGTTTTTAAAGAGTATGAAAAGGCGGTGGACTACAATAAGCAAATCGGCCTTTATGAAAACGTGGAGAAAAACCAGGACTTTTTCCTCGGGGATCAATGGCGGCATCTGGCGGCGCCGGACCTGGAAAAGCCGGTTTTGAACTTTATAAAGAGGGTCATCACCTACTTTATCGCCATGTTGGTTTCCGACGACGTGGCCGTCTCCCTTACGCCCTTCCGGCCGGACGAAAAGCAGGCGGCGGCGTGCAAAATCCTGGAAAGGGAGATCCGCCGGGTGATGGAGCGGACCGGGTTTAAGGCCAAATGCCGGGAGCTTTTGAAAAATTGCGCTGTGGACGGGGACGGGGATTTTTACCTATGGCTTGATCCGGAGTCGGGGGACATCCAATCCGATCCCATTGACAACACAAAGGTACTCTTTGGCAACCCCTATGTGGCCGACGTCCAGGCACAGCGGTATATCCTCATTGTGCAGCGGATGCAGCTCGCCGAGGCGCGGAAGGTGGCCGAGGAAAAGGGCAAAAACCCGGATGAGGTCCGGCCCGACGGGGAGCATCTCTACTACGGGGAGGACATGGAGGCGGGGGACCATCTGGTCACGGTGGTCACAAGGCTATGGAAGCAGGATGGGACGGTGCGCTTTTTAAAGGCCACCCGGGATCTCCTTTTGCAGGGGGAGACGGACACGGGATACCGGCGGTATCCGGTCTGCCACATGATGTGGGAGCGGGTCAAGGCGTCTTACCACGGCCGGAGCCCGGTGACCGGCCTCATCCCCAACCAGGTCTTTATCAACAAAGTGTGGGCCATGGCCATGTGTTCGGTCAAAAATCTGGCCTTCCCCAAGATCATTTACGATGAAAACAAGATCGAGGAGTGGGACAACGCGGCGGGGCGGGCCATTGCGGTGGCCGGCGACCCAAACGAGGCCATTGCCACCGGATTCCGGGCGCCGGACTTTTCCGACCAAGCCCTTGTATTGGTGGACAGGACCATCAGCTACACCAAGGATTTCATGGGCGCCTCCGACGCGGCCCTCGGAAACGTAAAGCCCGACAACACCTCCGCCATCATCGCCGTGCAGCGGGCGTCTTCCGCGCCCCTGGAGCTTCAACGGCTTGCTTTTTACCAATTGGTGGAGGACTGGGTTCGGGTGGTGATTGACATGATCCGGGCCGACTACGGGGTGCGGCACGCCATCATCGAGGACGCCGCCGGGCAGCAAACCTACATAGAATCCTTCGATTTTTCAGAAATCGATTTGGAAGCCATGGAGGTTAATGTGGATGTGGGTGCGGCCAGCTATTGGTCGGAGCTTTCCCAGATCACCACCATGGACAATCTCCTTGCAAAGGGGGTTATTGCCGACGCGGTCACCTATTTGGAGGCCATACCGGACCACATGATCAAAAACAAAAGCCGGTTGATCGAAAAGCTGAAGGAGCAGCAGGCCGCACAGCAACAGGCCATGGGCGGTGAAATGCCCGGCGGCGGGATGCCGGGGGGCATGTAGAAAGACTGCGGAAGGCCGGGCGGGGCCTTGAGGGAGGAATGCCGAATGCAATGCAAAAAGTGCGGGCTTGAGTTATGGAAAAAGGCGGAAGGGGTCTTTTTATGCAGGAACGGGGCGTGCACGGAAAAGGGGAAAGAGGTCACGAGTGACGCAAAAGGGATGGAGGCGGAGAAAAAATGACGGGGAAAGAAGTGTATTTGGCCGCCCTCGCCCTGCTTTTTGAGACCGAGGAGACGGCGGGCGACGCCGAGGATCACGCGCCGTCCCTTATAAACGCTCTGCTGGGCGACCTGTTTTCCATCAACAACATGCTGCGGGAGGAGGCGGGCAAGGAGCGGCTTTTGGAGATACCGGCCCTATCCTCGCTGACGGAGGACGTGCCCTATGAGGACAAACTTGTCCGGGGGTGTATGCCCTATGGTCTGGCGGCGCGGATCGTCTATGACGACGACGACATGGCAAAGGTGGACTACTTCACGCAGTTATACGCCGCGGCGGCAAACGCCTTTTCCCGGGCCAGGAGCCGCAGAATCAAAGACGTATATGGAGGGGTGGTATGAAGGCGCCCCGTATCAGCACCGGCGGGGTACAGCTCTACACCACGGGATACGCGGGTTTCAAGGGCGTGGACTTTTCATCCGACCCGGCCAAGGTTTCGGCCAGCCGGTCCCCCGACGCCATAAACCTCATTTCCGACGCCGGCGGGTGGCCGGAAAAGCGCCCGGGGTGGCGGACGCTCCTGACCCTCCCAGGGAGTGTGAACGGCATTTTTTCCTACAAGGCGGGCGGGGCGGAAACGCTCATCGCCCACGCGGGCACGGGGCTCTACCGATTCACGGAGGGCGGGGAAAGCGAGCTTCTTTTATCTGGTCTTTCCGACCACCCTTCGGTGGCTATGATAAGCGGCGAAAAGCTCTATATCCTGACCGGCGGGGACTATGTGGTCTATGACGGGAGCACGGCGGCGGAGGTCACGGGGTACATACCGCTGACCACCTTTGGGCGGGCACCCGCCGGAGGAGGGACGGCCTATGAGCCGGTCAATCTCTTACAACCAAAGCGACAAAACAGCTTTTTGTCCGACGGGACATCCAAGGTCTATCAGCTCGACACCGATGGGATTGATGGGGTGGAGAGTGTGACGGTAAACGGAGCGGCCGTCACAGGGTACACGGTAAACGCCTCCGCGGGAACCGTGACCTTTGGTACGGCCCCGGCGGGGCCGCAGGTGGCGGGGCGGGACAACGTTTTCATTCTCTTTTCCAAGACCGTGGCAGGATACCGGGACCGGATTGCGGGATGCACGGTGATGGGGGAATACCAGGGGGCTTTCTTTGCCACCGGCAATCCGGCGCAGCCGGCCTTCGACTACCGGTCGGCGCTTTCCGATCCCACCTATTTCCCGGACACGGGTTACAGCCGGATCGGCATGGACCAGGCGGCCATTATGGGGTATTTAAAAATCGGTGCGTACCAGGCCATTGTCAAAGAGGAAAGCGGCATGGACACCACAATCTTTTTGCGCAAGGCCGCGGTTATGGGAAGCGAAACGGTCTTCCCCGTGGAGCCGGGGCTATCCGGCATAGGGGCCGTATCAAACCGGGGATTTGCGACCCTCATTGACGAGCCCCTTTTTCTGACCCGTCTTGGGGTTTACGCGGTCACCACCAGCGAAGTGACCTTTGAACGCACCATGCGGGACCGAAGCTATTTTATAAACGCCAGGCTGAAGACCGAGGACCTGAAAAACGCCATATTGGCGCCGTGGAACGGGTATTTGCTCATCGCCGTGCCCGGCGGGCGGATGTATGTATTGGACGGCAAGCGGGATTTATCCGAAAAGAGCGGCCGTTTCGACAGCGGGTACGAAGGGTACTTTTGGGAAAACATGCCCGCGTCCTGTCTCTCGCCCATGGGGGACCGGCTTTACTTTGGGTGCGCGGACGGGCGGATATGCAAAATGAACACCGATGTGGAGGGTATAGACCGGTTTTCCGACGACGGGGACGCCATTCTCGCCCGGTGGAGCACCAAGGCAGACGACGACGGGGACTTCATGAAGCGCAAAACCCTCAAAAAGAAGGGGGCCGGGGTGATGATCAAGCCCTACACCCGGTCAAGCTGCAAAATCTATCTGCGGACGGAAAAGGACTTCGGCAAGCTGGCCCGTCAATCGACCATGGACATTTTCGACTGGGAGGACATTGATTTTGAGCGATTCACCTTCTCCGCAACCGACGCCCCACAGGTGGTGCCCCTCAAAACAAAGGTGAAAAAGTACATTACTCTCCAGATTATTGTGGAAAACGACCAGGCAAACGAGGGCTTTGGCGTCTATGGGATCATCAAGCGTTATACCAGGGGCAGCGATGTGAAATAGGTACATTCGAACCCATTTCTCTTTGCGAAAGAGAAACGGGTTCGGCCTCCCAAAGAGAACGGCAAGGGGGGACGAAGGCCCCTTACCCGGCGAAGCCGGGCGGCGGGAATCCGCCGTAAACGCGCAGGCGGAATTCACTTCCGCCGAGCATGTGAAATAATGAGGGTCCCCACGGGACCTGTCCCGTGGAGCGAAGCGACCCGGCGACAGCCGGCGGCGGGAGTCCGCCGTTAAGCGCAAGGGCGGATTCATTCCGCCCGCGCAAGTTGAATCCGGGGCCCCCACGGGGCAGGCCCCGTGGGGAATAAAAAAAGGGGGAAAAGCATGGCGGGACTTCTCGGAACGGTATTGGGCGTGGCGGCAAACGCGGCGGGACATGCGGTGAAGACCACATTGAACAACACGCAAAAAAGCACTTCGAAAAAAAACACAAGTTCCGTCCCGAAGACCGGGGCGGAACAGGCGGATTTGATCCGGCAGATCGAATCAAATTACAAAGGCGGCGGCATCACCGAGAGCCAGCGCAACGCGGCCATTCAGGATGTTTTGGACGGCAAGTCCATTTACGACCCGGCAGCCGGCTACAACAGCGGGGCGGGGTCCACCCGGCCGGGCACAACTGCCATTGGCGGTGGGGGCGGTTACCAGAGCAGTTCCGGGAGCGGGTACGCCGGGGGAAGCTATGCCACCATGGACGACTATCTCAGCGCCTACCAGCAGCAGATGCAGGCGGCCAAGGAGGCGGAAGAAGCGGCCCTACGGGCCAAGATCGACCAAAGTGTTGAATCACTCATGGGACAAATCCCTTCTCTGAATCAGCAATACGACAACATGGCAAAAGAAAGCTACAAAAACTACATGTTAGGGCAGCGGGAGATGCAAAACCAGCTTCAGCGTCTCGGCCTTTCCGGCCAGGGTATCACGGAGACCACCCAGAGCGGGCTTTTGACCGATTATCAAAACGCGCTGCAATCCGGGGAACAGGCCAGGGCGGAGGCGGTACGGGGAATAGAATCGGATGCATCCCAAATTCGGGCCACGGGGGACGTGGGCATTGCGCAGAACGCGGCCTCCTATTCCCAGCAGCTTGCAAACGCTCTTTTAGAGGCCAGGGCCCGACAGGCAGAGCAGCAATTGCAGATGCAGCAATGGGAGCTTGAAAACCAGCGGTATGACACGGAGTGGCAGCAATCTTTGGAAAGCGAGGAGTACCAGAGAAGGCTACAGGCGGCCCAGCTCGCGGCCCAGTACGGCGACTACACGGCCTTGGCCGAGCTGACGGGCGGCGACGCGGCCGCATACAAAAGCTATGTGGACAAGCTGAACGCGCCCAAAGTGTCCTATGGCGGCGGCGGAACCGGCGGCTCGTCCGGCAAGTTGAATGAAACTACGTTTGGATTGGCGCTTGCAGCGGCGCAAAACGGCGACCGGTCGGCCGCGGTGCGGTCGGTGATTGAAAGCTATTCCGGCCTTCCCATGGAGACGGTGCTTGCCACCCAGGGGGTCATGGCCACGCCGGCTCTTTCCTATCCCATCAGCAATGCAAAGCAAGAGATGCTCATGGGGTGGCTTGGCAACGGAACGCCGGCGGAGATCACTTTATTTGAAGAAAAGGCGGCGCAGGCCATTAAAGCCGGCACGCTGACCCCGGATGAAGTGAACAGCTTTTTACAAAGAAGGGGCATTGCCTAATGGGACGCATGGAGCGGATACTAAAAATGGCCGGGCAAGGCGATTCCGGCCGCATGGATCGGATACTGGCGCTGTCGGAGACGATGAGCCCCGTTATAAAGCCCGTGCCGGTGCGGACGGCCCGGCAAGAGACACCGGCGGTGCGGCGGAACGGGTCGCCGGACATGACGCCGGACCAGGGGCGGGCGGCGCTTTTGCCCTACCCGGTGAACGCCCGGCAGGGGACGAACAACATGATCGCCCGGCTGGAAACGGCGCAGGGCCGGGAGGATAAGGCCCTGGACCGTCTGTATAAGCGGGATGGGGAAAGCCTGACCTTTATGACAAAGCCGGAGACGGATTTGGTGGACCGTGGGGTCGGCCGGTACGCCCGGCAGGGAATCCAGGCGGGGCAGGATCGGCGGGCGGCGGAGGATGAACAGCGCCGGGATTTAAGCGCGGGCATCGACGAGACCCTTGCCGGGGGGCAGGGGGCCATGATGACCCCGGCCCAGTACGAGGCGTTGAACCGGGCCACGGACAACTTTGCTAAAAACGCCCCGTTAAGCCCAGGGGCCCGGGTGGGGCTGGGCGTCAAAAGCATCGGTGAATCCTTCGCCGGAGCCATTCCCCGGATGTTCGATGCGGAGAACGCCTACTCCCAGGAGCTTGACGTATCGGCCCGGCGGATGCAGAACCCGGATTATATCCGCTACAACAGCCGGCATCAAAGCGTTTTGGCTGATCTGGACTATATGCGCCGGAACGGCGAGACAGGCACGGAGGAGTACAAGGAGGCCCAGGAGGAGCTGAAGCGCCTTTCCGCGATTCTGGCGGAGCTCAGCGCGGCCTACGCCCCGGCGCTGCCCGACACCTACGGGGCGAAGATGATGGACGCCGCAGAGGAGAGCCAGGCGAGGGCGCTGGAGGGCCTGTCCCCCATGGGGCGGTTCCTGGGCGGGGCGGCCATTTCCGTGGGGCAGAACCTGGCCCTTTTGCCCACGGCGGCCATCAGCCCGGCGCTGCCCCTTGTGGGCATGGGCTTGACTGCCGGGGCCCAGAAGACCCATGAGATGAACGCCCGGGGGGTAAGGCCGGAGGAGGCGCTGTTTCGCGGGGCGGTTTCCGGCGGCATTGAGATTTTGACCGAGAAAATCCCCCTGGAGGGTATGCTCGACATGGTGAAGACCGGCGGCCGGGGCTTTATCAAGAACATGCTCCGGCAGGCCGGGACGGAGGCCACCGAGGAAGGCGTTTCCTACGTCCTCAACTACCTTGCCGACAAGGCGGCGAGGGACCCGGAGGCGTCCTTTTCCGTGGCTGAGCTGTTGGAGCAGGCGGCGGCGGGCGGCCTGTCCGGCCTGTTCTTCGGCGTGGCGGGCACAGCCATGAACGCCATGACCGGCGGCCGGAAGACCGGGGGACAGGCGGATGTGTTGCAGGAGATCATCGACACGGCGGCGGAGCAAAAGGCGAGGCAGGCCGCGGCGGCAGACACCCTTTTACAGATTGGGCAAAACAAAACCGCCCCCGAGTCGGGGACGGCGGCGGATACGGGCGTGAACACAGATTTAACCGGACATACACCGGCGGAGCAGAAGACCATCCTGGAATACCAGGCGGCGACAGACCCGGAATTGGCGGAATTTTACGACAAGGCCGTCGCCGGGGAAGAAAAGGGCAGTTTTCCGTTAAAGCCGGTCTCCCAACGCATGGCGGAAGACACGAAACGGATTCTCGGCATTGACAACAGCGGCTTTAAAATCCAATTTGAAGCCAGGCTTATGCGGGATCATATCAACCGGCGGCACGGGCCGGAGGGACGTGCCGACCGCAGCATGGCGGACACGAACGACGTGGCCCGCGTTCAATATGTTTTGGACAATTACGACTATGCCGAGGACGGCGGCCAGACAGACGCCTATTGGGAAACAAAAGCAAATGGAAAAAACCGCCAGGCAAAAACGATCAACTTTTATAAAAAAGTGGACGGCACCTATGTGGTCGTCCAGGCAGTCCCCGTCACGAAGGCCAGGAGCAATTATGTTGTGTCTGTTTATATGACAAAAGCAGGACCTTCGCAGCTCCCCGTCGTAGATCCCAGAGGGACCCCTTCGGCGCATGCGCCATCAGAAAATGACGCCACCGCGAATAATCCTGCTTATGAGGACAATCAGCTTCTTTCCAGCAGGCTCCAATTGCCTTCGGCGATGGCTGACGACATCCTCAATAATAGTATACCACAAGGACCGGAAAATCGTCAAGGGGGGACGGGCACTTCCGCACCGGGGGAGGTTACGCTATCGCTGGGAAACGGGCCGGGCGCATCACCGCCGCCGGAGGGCGGAGGAGGACCACCCGCGCCACCGCCGCCGGAGGGCGGAGGAGACCCGCCGGGCGGTGCGCCGGCGAACAGCCAGGGGGCGCCGATGCCGGGAGACGCGGACGCGCCCCAGAGGCCCTATGAAAAGCCGATCCCCGGGGACAGCGACGCGCCGACGGAGAAGGAGGACAATTCCCCGCCAACGGGGCCCGTTCACGAGTACAAGGGGCCCGGGGCGGCGGCGGAGAAGCTGGGGGTAGAGGTGGCGAGCCCCATTGTGGGGACGGAAAATGCAGCTATTTTACTGGACACGGAGGAGAGCCGGCGGCAGATCGAGCGGGAAGCCCGGAAGGCGGAAAGCCGGCTTTCCGCCACGGAGAAGGAAAAGGAGTTTGCCCGGGGGATTGCCAGCGGGGTCTTCGGGCTGGAGGACATACCGGGGTCCGTGCGCCGGGGCGCGGTTTTGGAGCTCACCGACTATTACAGGGCCGCGGACAGCTTTAAGGAAAACGGGATCGCCGCCGCGTGGAAGCGGACCCGGGAGGGCGTGGAGCAGGAAGCCTTTGACGACGTGGTGGATTTTGGGGAGTACACGCCGCCGGACGGAAAATTCTTGCGGTATAACACCCCGTATCGGATTTTTCTCAAAACCTTCGGCGAGGAGAAGGGGCAGGCTCTTTACGACAAGTATTTTGGCAGCATCGCGGAAAACGGGCGGCGGAAAACCCTCTTTGTAAACCGGATGTATGACGAGGTGCGGCAACTGGGGATCAAACAGGGCAGCGAGGAAAGCGCGGATTTGCAGCTCCTTTTGGAAGGAAAGATGGAGGTATGGGAGCTTCCCAAGGAAACCGCCGGGCAAATCGAGGCGGCCTACAACCATTTAAAAGAGCGGTACAACGATTTTTACGACCTGATCAACGACATCCTGGTAACCCACGGGTACAAGCCCATCGGCTTTACACGGGACTACGCCCCCCATATCCAAGGGGACAAGATGCAGCAGGCGGGCAACATCCTACAGCGGCTGGGGTTTGCGGACACGGTCTACGAGCTGCCCGCCTCCCTCGCCGGGCGGACGGACGTTTTTAAGCCGGGCAAGCAATACAACCCCTTTTTCCAGCAGAGGACCGGGGACAAGACAGTTTTGGACGCCATAGCGGGGTATGAGAGCTATGTGTCCTACATGTCGAATGTGGTATTCAAGATGGACGCCATCCAGCGGCTGCGGGTATTAAACAACACCATCCGGGCCTTTTACGCGCCGGAGAGCGTGCGGTCGGAGCTGGACGCCATCAAGAAGCGGGGGGATTGGGGCAGCGTTGAGAGCCAGGAGGCCTTTGACGCGGTATTGGAGCGGAACAAGGAGCTGGGCAAGTACGGGGACTTCGTCACATGGCTGGACGACTTCACCAACAAGCTCGCCGGAAAGCAAACCTTTAAAGACCGAATGAAGGAAAAGGGGGATTACAAGCGGAAATCGCTCAACTTTGGCAACAAGCTGCTCAGCGTTTTTGTGAACAGCACGATTCCCGGCAATCTATCTTCCGCCATCAACCAGACGGTGCAGCTGCCCCAGCTCATCACAGAGGCGGGGGAAAGGAACGTCTTGAAGGCCATGTACGACATCGGGTCAGGGGAGCTGGGGCGGAGCGGTTTTGACATGGAGAGCGCCTTTATCGTGGGCAAGCAGGGGGTTGACGCACTTTCGGAGCGCAAGGGGCTGGACAAGTATCTGGACGCGGCGTCAATCCCCTTTGAGGCGGTGGACGACTTTTCCTCCCGCCTCATTGTGCGGGCCTGTTATCTGAAATACATATCCGAAGGCATGGGCCATCAGGAGGCAATGACGGCGGCGGACCGGGCGGCGGACATGCTGGTGGGCAGCCGTATGACCGGGCTAAAGCCCATGGCCTTTGAGGACAAGAACTTTGCCTCCCGCCTTCTCCATCTCTTTCAACTGGAAATCGCCAACGGGTGGAACCACTATTTTCAGGATATGCCCCGGGAGATCAAGCGGGTTTACAGGGACAAGGGCAAGGGGGCGGCAATCAAGCGAGCGGCGCGGCTTTACGGCATGGGCGCGATTTACGCTTATCTTGCCAACCTTTTGATCAAGAGCATTACAGGGCGGGAGCCGGCGCCCTTTGACTGGATTGGGGCGATTTTCAACTTCCTGGGCCGGGGTTTTGGGATGACGGGCGACGAATACCGGGATGCTGTTTTAAAAGGGGAAGGGCCGGAAGGCTTTGAGCTAAATAAGGCGGCGCCGGTGTTGTGGTACTTTGCGGAAAATAACGTGCCTTTTCTCTCCAACCTCGACAGCATTGCCGGGGGGCGGATTTCCGAGTTTGCCGGTGGGTCTGGGACCTCCCGCCTTGCACTGCCCCAGATAGGGAACAGTCAGATAACCAGGGGTTTAAAGGGCTGGTTCTTCCCAGACGAGGAGGCGAGCGAGGAAGAGCGGGCAGCGGCCAAGCAGCAGGCGGTGAACGATCTTTTGGCGGGCGTGGGAAAGGCGGCGGCCACGTGGGTTCCCACCGGCGGGCAGCTGAAAAAGACCGCCGAGGGGGCGGCGACCATGTTTGCCGGCGGCAGCTACACAGGGAGCGGCGAAAACCGGCAGCTGCAATACCCGGTGGGGGACACGCCTCTTGACTGGGCAAGGGCGATTTTATTCGGCAAGTCGGCATTGCCGGAGAGCCGGGCCTACTGGGACTTGGACGGGCGGCCCCTATCGGCTAAGCAGACAAAGGCGGCGGAAGAAGGAGTTGCGGCCGGCGGGGACCTTCGGGAGATTTACGACCTCATCACCGCCCAGCGGGGGGTGGAGGCGGACAAGGAGCAGGTGGGAACCAAGCGGGTTTACAAGGACGGGCGGATCACCGAGGAGCCGGTGGAGCGGGTGACGGAGAGCGCCAAGAGCAAGACCCTGAAGGGGCTGAAGGACAGCGGCTTACCGGAGGACGTCATGCTTGCCCTATACGCCGGGGCCTTTTCCACAAGCGACAAGCGGACGGACGCGGCCCGGCGGCTCGCCCAGACTGGGGTATCCATCCGCACATTTTTGGACATTGAGCGGAAATACGACGCCATTGACAAGGGGGACGGCAGCGCCGGGGACAAGGCCACGGAATTTTCAAAATATCTGGACCGTTTGGGTATGGACGGGTTTAACCGGCAGGTGCTGGATCAGACCTTCTC